AACATCGGTGTTGCTTGGCTCCGTGATGTCTCAAACAAGACAATAGCCATCCCTATACTCACCGGGCGGATCGCTCGCAGTTACGCTAGGCTTAGGGGAGGCCAGTCTGGTGATGTCGCCCAAGGTAGCAGAGGAGGCATCGAAGAGTGAGAGTTGTTTCTTTCTACGACGTACAGCCCATACCACGTTATGACGGCATTCGCTGGACAAATGTCACGGTGGGTGAAGCGGCCGGACAGGACGGACCGTTCACCATCATCGACACAATCAACCTCTCCCCGGTAGACATTGATCCCGCTCACCCCATGGTGCGGCAGATCACCACAGAGAAGGCGGTCCTTGATCAAGGCTGGTACCAGCTCACGTTTGTTGATGCTACTGGGGACGTACAGCAGCCGGTCGTACCGTTGTGGGATAGCCCGGACGCAAATCAGGCCTGGCTCTGTACCGTCTACGATGTTGCGCTCAAAGACCTGAGCCGCACTCGTGATAGCTACGGCAACCTGATAGGTACATTCACCCAGGACACCCTACCTACGGATGACCAAGTCGTCGCGATGATTCAGCGCCTTGGTCCTGCGGTGGCTGATGCGATCGGTGATGTAATCCCGACAGCGTTCTTCGATGACGCACAAAACGTGCTGGCCACACGTGTCGCGATGCAGATTGAACTGGACTACTACCCGGACCAGGTCAACACCGGTCGCAGCATTTATCCTCAACTTGAGGCTATGTACGAGAAAGAGCTTGCTCGTCTACAGACAGCCATCACGAGCTCTAGCGACGGCAAGGTTGATCCTACAGGAGCAGCCGGTCATGCCCAGTGGAGCTTCCCCGATACGGCCATGACTACTAGGGATGAAGTCTGGTAATGGGGTTCAAATTCTTCGTTGAGACGCAGGGCACCCGTGAAGTAGCCACCAGTTTCCAGCGCATGGGTTACGCAGCGTCCCACGCACGTCCTGCCTTCCGCACGATCGCCCTGTTAATCATGGAGATCATGGACAGGGTGTTCGACAGCGAGGGTAGGCGCGGCGGTGGTAGCTGGAAGCTTGACAGCGTTGACTGGCTTGAGCGCAAGATGAGGATGGGGCTTGACCCGCGAATCAACCACGCCACACTTGCGCTCAGGGACTCCGTGACGGTTCCCGGCGCTGATGGACAGATCATGGAGGTCACAGACCGCGCGTTGTACTTCGGCAGTGACCTGCCTTACGCGGGCGTGACACAAGAGAACAGGCCGTTCATGAAGTTCACCGCTGGGGACCGCATGGAGATGCGCGACATCATCCGTGACTACCTCATCGCAGCATGGGAGCTTGGTAGATGATTCTGGGTGACCGTGCAGACGTAACAGACATCTTCGGGAATATCAAGTCTTCCGACCAGGTTGAGCAGGCAGCTATCGATACGCTCAAGCTATGGTGGAAAACATACAGTCGTGAGTTCGAGTTGCAGCGCAATCTGCCCCAAGATAGCCTGCCCCTCCCGCGTTCATACCTCACGGCTGGCCGGGTTGACCACGAAAACGCCGACCAGCTGCCAGCGGTGGTCGTGGTCAGCCCGGGACTAACAGGGCACAAACCTCATCTAGAAGGTGACGGTACATACCGTGCTGACTTCAGCGTCGGCATCGGAGTGTTCGTCAGCGGTCGTGACCGCAACACAACAAAGAATCTCACCAGGTGGTACACGTCTATTGCTCGAGCGATCATGCTTCACAGACAGACGCTCGGTGGCTTTGCTGACGGTACTACCTGGCTTGACGAGAGTTACGACGATCGTTTCGCGTTCGAGGATAATCAGACCGTTGGTGCCGGTCAGTGCATCTTCGAGATCACCGTGCACGACGTCGTACAACGGTGGGGTGGGCCAGCTGCGCCCATTGCACCAGACCCCGATACTCAGCCTGGCTCTGATTACGGGGAGTTTGAGACCGTGTCCGCCGTCGTCGAGATCGAGGAGTAAAAATGGCGGAAATCAGAAACGTGGGAGACCACGTGATCGACCTCCCCGATGGTCAGATGGTAGGCCCGGGCGAGTTCGCGCAGACAGAGGACCTCGATGATCCGGTGATGCAGGACTACATCACCCAGGGCATGGTTCTCTTGGTAGAAGGGGATAAGGCTGAAAGCACCAAGAAGTCTTCCCCCGTAAAGGCGAAGGAAGGAGGGGAGTAGATGTCGCGTCCTGGGACCACCATTACGGTAGTCAGTTCGCCTCCTCCGCGTTCCCAGCCGACCGACACCAGCGTCTGGTTCGTTGTAGGACTGGCCGATCAGGGCAGGACAGATATCCCTACTCTGATCCGTTCCATCGATGACTTCAACTCATTGATGGGTGGTAGGGTCAGCTACAGCAGCTTGTACGACTGCATCGAGACGTTCTTCCGTGAAGGCGGAAGCACGGCCTACGTTGGCAGGGTGGTCGGTCCGGCCGCAGCCGTTGCGAGCAAGAACCTGCTGGATGGTTCAGCAGCTATCTCGCTAGTGGCGAAGGCAAAGTCGCCCGGACTGTGGGCGAACACGTGGAAGATCGCGGTAGTTGCACCGTTTGTCTCCGGCTACCGCATCCAGATCACTGACCCAAACAACGTCATCCAGGAGGACTCAGGTGACCTAGCGGATCAGCCGTCAGCCGTAGCGTGGTCAGCATACTCCAAGTATGTGAACATCACGCTTGGGGTCAGCACGAACAACCCGGCACTGGTGGCGGCTGCCGTCTTCACCGGTGGCGCTGATGATCGCGTCAACATCGTCGACAGCAACTGGCTCACGGCTCTCAACACATTCACCAAGGATCTCGGTCCTGGTCAGGTGAGTGCACCGGGCCGCACTACTGATGTCGGTCATACGCAGCTGTGTGATCACGCAGCCGCCAACAATCGAGTGGCTCTCCTGGACTCACCCGATACTGCGACGCAGGCAACGATCCTCACGTCTGCCGGTAACGCCAAGACCACGGCACACGGCAACTACGGCGCGTTCTTCTGGCCGTGGGTAGTCGTTCCTGGCCTTGTAGCGGGCACAACGCGAACCGTCCCTCCGTCGGCGGCTGTTGCAGGAGCGATCGCCCGTACTGACTTGTCGGATGGCCCGGATACTCCGGCTGCCGGAGACAAGGGGTTGCTTCAATTTGGCATCGATCTGAGTCAGGCGGGCATCGATGACACGACTCGTCAGACTGCGAATGCTTCTGGCGTCAACGTCATCCGCAACATGTACGGCGACCAGCGCATCTACGGCTGGCGCTCACTGGCCGACCCGGTACAGGCGGCACAGTGGCTGAACTTCGGAGCCGTCAGGCTCATCATGGCGATCGTGGGGCAGGCTGCCGTCATCGGCGAGCAGTTCGTCTTCGACACGATCGACGGTCAGGGACATACCATTCAGGCGTACGCGAGTGCGCTGACTGGTATGCTGCAAACATTCTACAACGCGGGCCAGCTGTACGGAGCATCACCGTCCGACGCGTTCAACGTGAACGTCGGCCCGCAGGTCAACACGCCCACGACGTTGGCGAACAATGAGCTGCACGCAGTCATCGCCGTCCGGCCGTCGCCGTTCGCCGAGCTCGTGTACATCACGATCGTCAATGTCCCGATCACTCAGACGGTGAGCTAACATGCCTGAGAATCCTACTCGTGCAGACACCTGGCTCATCAACGTACAGATCGAGAACCCGAACCTCTCTGTCGCGCGCGGCACCATGGTTGACTGGGGCACGTGGGACAAGTGCACCGGTGGCGGGATCGATTCTGACGAGAGCACGTACTACCCGGGTGGCATGATGCCGCCGATCACGCTGGGCGGTCACAAGACCGTGGCGACGGTGGTCGTATCTCGCCTGTACAAGATTGGCCGGGATCACAACAACGTTCAGAAGCTGATCGACGCTGTCGGCAAATCATCGATGACAATCAGCAAGACGCCGCTGACCCAGGAGGGGCAGGTACTCGCCGGCACCAAGCCGCTCGTGTACCAGGGGACGCTCAAGCGGTGCACACCGCCTGAGATCGATTCCGAGACGGCAACGGCTGCGCTGATCGAGCTCGAGATGACCGTCGAGGGCTATCCGTCGGCCTAAGCAATGCCAAGGGAGAGGAACATGGAAGAGGAAGTCACCCAGATCATCGCTCCTCTGCAGGAAGTCGAGCAGCCGGTATCTCTACTTGATCAGCTAGCAGCGAAGCGTCGTGAAGTCTCCGAGACCAGGGAAGTTCTAATCCCTGTTGCGGGGTACGACGATCCGGTGCTGCTGATCAAGTACCGGCTGCTTGACGGATCAGAGATTGACCGTCTTGGTCGGGCGATGCGACAGGACAGAGGTTCACGCTGGGACAAGCAAATCAACACGATGCTTGATCTGATGTCCATCGCTACGCTGGGAGTGTACGTGGACGTCGCTGGTACCGGTGAGGCTCAGCCGCTCACAATCAAAGGTGTACCGGTCAAGCAGTTCACCACGGAGCTGGCGGAGGCACTCGAATATGCGAGTGAGCTGCCTCCCGTGCCGACTACAAACAGCGTCATCCTCGGGCTTTTCGGAAACAATGAGCTGGCGATCGCTGAGCATTGCGCTCGACTCAACCGCTGGCTCTCGAACACGTCAGCTGACGTGAACGAAAACCTGCTAGGGGGAAACCTCTAAGGCACGACGAGATCGTGGCTGCTGCGAACATAGCGATGGCGGGCATGGACCCCATGTACTTCCTCCGCACAGAGGATACCATGGAGCGCGCCTACATGATGGCCATAGCAGCGGTTGTATTTGATCAGCAAGAGAAGCGCGATCATAATCTCGCCGTGCAGATCGTCAACGGTGTAGGGAAGATGTTCAGTTGAGTAGCGTCGAAGAAGTTGTCATCCTCGCACGTGTCGTAGGTGAGCGTCAGGTCATCGCCGCGACGCAGGCCATGGGCGTGTCGATGGAAGAATTGGGTGTAGAGACTGAGGCTGTAGGTACGGCCATGAAGCGTACGACGGAACGCTCATGGGCGATGAACCAGGCACTGTTCACGTTGCGACGTCTGACCTATGGCGTGAGCCTCGGCCTCATCGCCGCTGGCGTGGAAGCATTCAAGTGGGGATTTCAATTCGACGAAGCGATGACGTCAGCACGCATCAGCCTCATCAAGATGCTGCCCAGCCAGCAGGCTGTGAACGATGAGCTTCACAAGTTGTTCAATATTGCGAAGTTCTCACCGTTCACCTTCAAGGACATGACCATTGCATTCCGCAATATGTACCTGGGAATGCACACACTAGGCATCAGCGCTGATACGGTCAACGAGACGATGCAGTCAGTTGTGGATACGTTGTCCGCCGGTGGCCGGAGCACGCCTGCCTCACTCAACCGTGTGACCTACGCGCTACAGCACATGGCCTACCAGGGATACCTCACCGGTCAGGTTGTTAATCAGCTAGGCCGTGACGGTATCCCGATGAACGCTATTCTGCAGAAAGAGTTCGGGCTGACGGGACAGCAGATCCACAACATCAGCAAGCTCGGCATCCCGACTCTGGTGTTCTTGCAGAGGTTCAATGACTACGTCAGGAACAACCCTGCCATCAACGGGGCAGCACGTAGGCAGGCCATGGGTAGCTTCCAGGGACTGTTCCAGCAGTTCCGTGATTCCATGAGCCAGATCATGGGTGCGGCTGAGTCTGGATTCTTCCATAAGTCCATCACCTGGTTGCAGACAATCACCGATCATTTCAACAAAGCATCTAATGCTATTGGTGGTGCGACCAACGCTACCCAAATCATCAAGGCGATAGCTCCTAGTGCGCTGCCGTTATGGACCGCACTCAGCAAGGCTATCGGTCAGCTATGGGATGACTTCAAGGCTCTGATCGGCGGGCTGGTGCATAATCAGACGATCTGGGCTACGATCACGGCAGCATTCTGGGCGATCTACGGGGTGCTGTTCTTGGTCAATCCTTTGCTGAGAACAAGCCAGTACTGGCTCAACATCCTCATCCCGCTGTGGATCGCCTACAAGGGTGCGTTGATTGCCAACGCTATCTGGACAGAGATCAACGCCTTTGAGACAGCTGTGTTGAGTGGTGAGTTCGAGACGCTGACCTTCTGGCAGTTCCTCGCAGCTCTGGCTACGGGACGCTTCGCCCTCGCTCAGAAAGTTGCCACTGCAGCAACCTGGCTGTTTGTCGCTGCAGAGTCAGCGGCTATCTGGTTTACGGGTGTTCTTGAAGGTGAGCTGGCTGTCCTGGCCGCTGCTGTAGCCATCGCCGGTATTCCATTTGAGCTGATCATCGGCCTGGTTGTATTGCTGGTGGCCGGATTGGTCATTCTCTACTTCAAGTGGAAGTGGTTCCACGATCTTGTCAACGATACCGCTGACTGGATCAGGCATCACTGGGTGTATGTAGGCGCTGCGTTGCTCGGGCCGTTCTGGCTGCTGGTCTCCTGGATAGCGCTTCACTTTGGCGCGGTTAAGCGGTTCGTGAAAGAAGTAATTGACTGGATTCTGCGGCAGGTAGACCGTGCCCTAGGACCGCTCAAGCATCTTTGGGATTGGGTAAAGAAACTTGGCGGTTGGCTATTCAGTAGCCCGCACGTTACAGACTTTGCTGCTCCTGGCGCGGCTATGGCGCCCACGCATGTGCGGTATCAGAACATGGGCGTAGCGACACCTGCTCTGGGTCGCAATGCTGTAGGTGTACCGATCATTGGTCTGCCTGCTTACCGGGTGAGGAAGGAACTAGGCAATCCGCAATTCAATTTGCAGGAGTCTTGGAACAAGCCCAAGCAGCCTGTACACGTTGACGTCAAGATCAACAAGAAGGTCATCGCTCAGGCCGTGGCCGAGGTTGAACTTGACAACCTGGCGAGGTCCTAGTGGCAAGCAATGATCCCCGCAGGCTAGGTAGCGTCACCTTCATGGCAGAAGGTGTGCCGTCCGTGACAGTCCTGCTAGACAACCAGCCGGTGCAGGTTGTCAGCGGGTACGGGGGATGGACGGTTGTCAATCGCCAGCGTCGTGTGGGGCTGACGGTGTGGGAAGGTAAGGACCCACTACGGCTGTCTGTCCCCGTATTGTTTGACGGACTAGGTGACGGTATCTCACAGGAAATACCCATCAGCCACCTCAGCCGCATGGCGCTACCTCCTACGTCAGGAGGTGAGCCGCCTACAGTCAAGTATTCAGGCTGGGTCATCCCGAAGCCTGGTCCGGTGACCTGGGTCATCGAGAACCTGCAGTGGGGCACCAATGTGATCTGGTCAATGGCCGCTAACGGTGTGATGGCCCGTCTACGGCAGGATTGTGTCGTGAACCTACTGCAGTACGTCGCGGATGACCGTCTGGCTTTGAAGAACATCGCCGTGGGGCAGGCACCAGGTAGTGGCGCTAGCAAAACTGGCTGGCCCAAGCACTACACCACAGGCACGGGTGATACGCTGCAGAAGATCGCTGCCAAATATTACAAGGACAGCGGCAAGTGGCACAAGATTGCTACTGCTAATCACATCCGTGACGGTAGCAAGCTCAAGAAGGGGACAAAGCTGACAATTCCAGCGCCATGACTGCTCCTCCCAAGAAAGCTCCAAGGAAACCTACCGCTGTAGAGAAGCTACAGCCTAGCAAGCTGAAGCCGCAGCTTGAGTTGCTCGGTGATGATATTGATCTCACCAAGCTCTACCTTTCGCTCGGTGGTACTGGCTTCAACATGGTAGGCGCTGTGGAGGATGTAACGGTCAGCCGTACTATCGAGGGCGCAAGCACCGTGACCGTGACGGTGTCTGATCGTGACCGCAAATTGCTGCGCAGCGGCATCCTGTCTCACAGGCTTACCACTGAGATTGACGGCCTTTTCTTCATCCTGGTAGGTGTAGAGAAGCAGGGCGCTGACCTACACCTTACATTCGAAGACAGAGAGATCTATGTACTGCGTACCTACAACAAGCCCATCGTGCAGTCACAGAAGACTAACCGCAACAAGATCACTCGGGCTGAGTTCATCCTGCGCCTAATCAAAGAGGTCAAGGAGGAGAGCATTCCCTACGTGATCCCTGAGCTTCACGTTGTGCAGCCGATTGGGAAGTCGGCAGACAACGCCGATCAGAGCTCTAAGGATCAGAACCGATCCTTCGGCATCCCTAAGAACAGCGGCCTGAAGGTGAAGGGTGCCGCTATCACGGCAGAGCAGCGCGCCAACGCAAACAAGATTCTTGACACGGGAAGTAGTCGTCTGCCTCCACGCCGTGATCTAGTGATGTCTATGATGTGCGCTATCCAGGAGAGCAGCATCACCAACCTGGGTCAGCCGCTGCCCGGTGCGTACAATCATCTCAGCACCGATCCTACCTACAATCCTGTTGGTGTCTTCCAGCAGATCAAGCATTGGGGCTGGCCTGCGTCGCGTGATGTAGAGACGGATGCTGCTGCTTTCTTTGACAAGCTCATCCCGTATGCTGCGGCTAACCCGAGTCAGGACTACGGCCAAGTCATCGATTCAGTTCAGCGCTCCGGCAAGCCCAAGGCTTACGACCAGTGGAAGGACGAGGCGGAAGCCATCGTGACTTCCTATGGTCTTCCTGGTGGTACTTCTGCTCAGGCTAACAGCAGCTGGACTGCACAGAACAACGCTAGTACCGAGTACGAATTCTACAGGGGTATCCCGCCTACGGCTCAGGCCCAGAAGAAGAAGGGTAAGGGAGGCTGGGGCAGGGAGAGCAGCTGGGATTGTATCAAGCGTCTGGCCGATGAGGTACAGTGGCGTGCATTCTTCGTGAGCGGTACGTTCTACTACATCTCAGACGAGGATTTGTTCAAGAGTCAGCCTATGGCGACCATCGACGAGGACACCAAGGGCATCGACAATATCGACGGCACCTACGATGAGGGTAAGAAGAGCGCCTCGCTGACCATCACCTGCGAGATGTCGCGCTGGGCTGCTCCTCCTGGATCAATCATCCAGGTAGTCAACATGGGTCCCTGGAACGGGCGCTGGATCGTGAACACTATCGACCGTAGCGTGTTCAGCCGCCAGGCCACCATTGTAGTCAAGAAGCCGCTGCCCGTACTGCCTGAGCCGAAGGATAGCAACCTGGGAACCAACGCAACTGGAACCTGGACAGGAGGCCCCACACATGACCCATCATCCGACCCCAGTCAGCGTCAACAGTATCGTGCTGTTGGTATTACTCAACCCATACCAGCAGGGCATCACAACAACATTGCACAGGGAGTACATCAGACTCTCGGACTGGCAGGATACCCGGCAGTCGACTTCGGCTGTGATGCATACTCTCCTGTGATCGCCGTAGAGAAAGGTAAGATTGTACGGTACTCAGGTTCTGATCCGAATACGCCACCGCCACTGGGTCCTGGTGGTCCGTACGGCTGGAGCTTGTACCTGCTCGGGGACAGCGGCACCGAGTATTACTACACGCATATGCAGACCCGCACCAAGCCTGACCCTGCTACCGGCATTCAGACGCATGTGGCTGCCGGTGAGTTGATTGGTACCTGTGCCAACTGGATCAAGGCATCAGGCGGTGTCACGCCGAATCATATTCATCTGGGAGTTCATCCCGGCAGCACAGGTCGTCCGGACGTTAATGATATCCTCAACGCGCCCATAGCCAAATCATGAGTCACGTCTACGAAACCAACACGTTCGACTACCCCAACCTGATGGCTAATCCATGGTCGGGCGTGATCGCCTCTAATCCGGTAGACTTCACTCAGCTGGTATCGGTAATCATCCCCGCGTTCGATCCAAGCCTGATGTGGGGACCGTACCGGTGGCAGGCCAGGGACGCAGTTGAACTTCCTCAGAAAGGCGACGATTGTCTTGTCATCTTCGACGACAACCGTGATGGCTGGGTCGTAGCGTGGTGGCCGTTTAGCTGATGGCTGACCTGCCGCTCGTCCCTCACTTTGATCTTCCGTTCACATTCGTGGGCCCAGCAAACGCCAACGTCGTGGACCAGGATACGCTCGAAGACGTCAGCAACTGTGTTGAAGCTATCGTGCGCACCGTCATCGGTCAGCGGCAGGAGCTTCCTGAGTTTGGTATCCCCGATCCCACCCTTCAGTTGCAGCCGATCTATCGTGCGGATATCCTAGACCAAATTGGGGCGTGGGAACCTCGTGCTGTGGTGTTGCTTGATCAGCATCCTGATATACTTGATAGCCTTATCGCGGATGTTACGCTGAGCGTGTCAACGAAAGGTGTAGTCTGATGCCTACCTACATCGACATTCCGATTGAGACTGATCCGCAGGACATCCTTGATGATGTATACACTTTCCTGCAGGCTCAGATTCCGGGATGGACGCCAGCGGCGGGAAACTTGGACGTCTGGCTGGCTATGTCGCTCAGCGCTGCCGCAGCGGAAACGCGCGATGTCGCGAGCGCAGTACCTACGAGCATCTTCCGGTACTTCGGTGCAACAATCATCGGTCTTCAGCCGATCGATGCGGCACCCAGTACCACCACGACAAACTGGACGATGATTGACAATGCCGGGTACACGATCCCTGCGGGTACACAGGTAGCCATCGCCGCTAGCGGCAGTACCCTGGTACCGTTTGTTACGCTGAACGACACCGTGATTGCATCGGGCAGCACTACGGCTAGCGGTGTGACCATTCAGTCGGTCAATACCGGCGCAGCAACAGCGGGTCTTGGGGCTGTCTCTGGGCCAGTACAGCTACTCGACCCGCTGTCCTACGTTAGCAGCATCACGCAGGTATCAGTTACCACAGGCGGTGTAGATGCAGAGGCCGATAGTGATTATCTCAATCGCCTCGCTACGTATCTGCAACTACTCACACCACGCCCTATTCTCCCCAATGACTTTGCAACCCTCTGCCGCACAAACATCCCAGGGGTGTTCAGAGCAGTGGGCGTCGACGGATACGATGCCACCAGTAATACCTACAACAACGCTCGCACTGTATCCGTCGCAGCGATCGACCAAAATGGAACACCGGTAGGTTCAGCGACCAAGGCTAGCATGCTCTCGATGCTACAGGCTATGCGTGAGGTCAACTTTGTCGTGTACGTGATCGACCCATCAGTCAACCTCATCGATGTTACGTACACGGCCAAATCTCTTGTGGGCTATGATCCCACGGCTCTGCTCGCTAGCATCAACACGGCCATCGCTAACTACCTCAATCCTGTGACCTGGGGCACCACGACGTCTGATTCCACGGTCTGGTTGCAGAACACCGTGGTACGGTACAATAAGATGATTCAGGCGATTGAGAATGTGGCGGGCGTCGATTACCTCGTCAGCATGACGATCGGTATTCATGGCGGTTCTATGGGTACCACGGACATCACACTTACCGGTGTAGCTCCTCTGGCCAACGACAACACTTTGACGGGAACGATCACCTAGTGCCAGCCCCCGTTCTTAAAAGCTTCGCCCAACGCATCTATGATGACCTAGCGCCACTGGCCGCGATGGACGCCAGCGTAGGATATGACCTGGCCTTCTACGTTGGCGCGTTGGGCGAAGAATTTCAAGTGGTCGATGATCTAGCGCGAGACCAAACGCTGTCGGGCGGCAAAATTGCGCCTGGATGGTCCCAGGCACTGGACATCGCCCGTTGCCCGAGCAACGCTCTCCCTTGGCTCGCGCAGTTCATCGGCGGCGTGACCAAGGCAGGACTAAGCGACAGCGACCAACGCAACTACATCACCAATGCAGGCGGGTGGAAGCGCGGCACAGCTGCCTCCATGCAGGCAGCCGTTCAACCGCTGCTCA